TTTATCACCATTTTTAAAATCCTTAAGAATATATTTTGAGTACATAATTATATAATTCTATAACTTTTTAACATTTCCATATATTCTTGGAATAAATAAATTATGTACTCATTTTATTTATCATCATTTAAAAAATCCTTAAGAATATAATAACACTCATTTAAAAAAACTATATAAATATAAATTTAAAGTTGTTTCTACACAAAATAAATAATGTAATAAAATACCTAATAAAATTAAAAATATAAATATAGGAAAATAATGTATTTTTAAAAAATAAGAGAGTATTATTGCGCCTATTAAAGTAAATATTATATCCATTATAGCAAAATTTAAAAGTCTATAACTATGAATACCTTCATTCTCTTTTCCGAAAATATGTCTATAATCCTTAAAAACACACATTTATTTTAATATACACATTTATTTTAATATACACATTTATTTTAACTTTTTGATAATATTTTCTATATCTTCATAATATTTATCATTATAATTACTATAATAAGCAATCCAATTACAATGCGTTTTTTTTAAATCACTATCATACTTATCTACTTTATCAGCACGTTTTAATGTATAATTAGCAAGTTCTCCAATTATTGAAATATTATGAGAGGATAATGTTCCATTTTCGATATTTACAGTATAATTAGTATCATTACAATTTTCCATAAATTCCATTTTTTTATCATATATTTCTTTATTTGCATTTTTTCCAGAACTAACTATTTCCCAAGGCATTCCGCTACCAATAGGTTTATCACCTAATAGATCTAATATCATCCATGCAAAAGCTTGAAAGTCGTCCATATAATCTTTAATACTTATCATATGTTGCATAGTAGACATATATAAAGGCGTTCCCCCTCCTTTGGGTACTGGTTTAATGTCTCTGTTTCCATATCTGTCAAATATATTTTCAGTTAAACCAAAGTCTATAATCTTTATATCTGTATTTGCAGAATCAGTAAAAACAATATTTTCGTGTTTAATATCCTTGTGTATAAAAGATAAATTGTTATTTTTTAAATCGCAACAATGTATTGTTTTTAATGCATAAATAGACTTTATCATTGCAACTTTTATATTTTCAACTGTTGCACCTTTCAACACTTTAGATAAATCATTTCCTAATAATTCTGAAATTAAAATATATCTTTCCATATCTCCCTCTATCAATGGTTTTAGTAATCCATAAGCATATGATTTAGGAACTAATGCTGAAGAACAGTTTTTTTCAAAATTATACATAATATCATTTTCTGTTGTTATTTGAAAAGAGTAATCTAAATTAATTTTTTTCTTTTTATCAATATCATCATTTTTGTATAATTCTGGTATTCTTGCTTGGACTTTTACAACTACTTTTTTACCATTTAATTCACCAATTGATTGTACGACACCAATATATAACAATGTTTCATTTCGCAAAGATAGATAATCTATTATTTTTACTTCAATATCTTTATATTTATTGTCCTTCATTATGACAATATCATTTTTAAACAATTGAGATAATATCATAATAGATCGTAAAAGGTTCTTCTTATTACGACTATATTTTTGAACTATACCCCCGATTGTTTCTTGTAGATTCTTAACATTTCTTATTGTTTCGAAAGGTAAGTACTCAATATCGCTTTTTGAATTAACAATAGGTTGTTGTTGCTTTTCAAACTTTTCTTTTTTATCAATATTTTTCAAAGGAACTACTTTATCAGGAGAATTTGATTTTTCAAATATAACATTATTATATAGACTTTTAACATCTTTCAATGTTAGAACTGATAGCCATTTTTTGACATATTTGGTATGAATATCCTCTTTATCATTAATTTTTGATATAAAATAATTTCCATCATTATTTTCAAAATGTTTTACAAGTTTTTCTAACATATCATCTTTTTTATGAGCCATATTAATATATATATTAAATTAATATAATCATTTTTTAAGATAGCAATGAAAACGAGTACATAATCTTTTTATTTTCATTACTTTTAAAGTTTTCTAAATATTCTAAAAATAAATAATTATGTACTCAAATGATAACCTTAATGTTTTGCAAAAATGTGTTAAAAATAATAATGAATTAAATGATTACATAATATTTTTATCTGGAGAATATTTGCAAAAAATTAAAAGTTTAAAAAAAATATATTATTAATTTATCAATAATACTAATCCAGAGAATATAAAAATTAAACCTAATAATTGATAATATGTTATTGTTTCTTTAAAATATAAATATGATAAAACAACAGTTATAGCAGGATAGCATGCTATTATAACTGTACTTATGTTAGTATTATAATTATCTAAAGTCGAAAAATAATTATACTGTCCAAAAACATATACAAACGCGGTTAATGCAATTATTAAAGCAAAATATAAGAAAGAAATTTTATTTTTTATTATAAAGTTTATGTCTTTTTTAAAATTAACAAAATTATTACCTATACATAATAGTAAAATACAAAAAAATGCTATTAATATTTTACTAAATATTAATAGTGATACAATATGTACGTTTGTTAAAAGCAATGTTTTGTATAATATAGGTATAATACCAAAAGATAAAGCCGTTAATACATGCGATATCATAACTCTATTATATCAAATTAATATATTTTTAATAAAGTAAAAACTTTGATGTTAATAATCTTGAAATAATTAGAATTACAACTATGAAAATACCTATTAAAACTTGAATAATAAATTTAATACATTCGTCAAGTATTTTTAACATTTCATTAATAACAATTTCTTCATAATAATATTTTTCTAACTCTTTAATCATTTGTATAAGTAAAATAAATTTAAGAACAATATATCAATTTTTTTAAATATTAATACATATCAATATTATCATTATTTCCTAATAAATAATAAGGATTTTCTTTTAATAATGCTTCGTATTTTTCTCTTTCTTCACACGCTATATTATATTTTTCAATATTATATATACAATTGCTAAATGTATCTGAAATATATTCACATATATATGTTAAACACATTCTAATAGTAATAACTATAATATGTTTTATACAAACTATATATTTAAAAAAATGATAAGTATAGTATTAAAATAATTAATAACATAATTATGAAAACAGATTATATTCTACCAGAAATGAATAAATATGTTGCCGGCGTTGACGAAGTAGCAAGAGGAACTTTTATAGGACCTGTTATAGCTGCATGTGTTGTATTACCTTCAATTTTTCCAGATGAAAAATATAAAGAAATAAAAGATTCTAAAAAATTAACAGAAAAAAAAAGAGATGAATTAGCTAAATATATTAAGAATGTAAGTATAACATATGGTATAGGTGAGGTTTCGCATACTGAAATAGATAAAATAAATATTTTAAATGCTACAATGAAAGCAATGCATCGTTCAATTGACGTAGCTTATAAAAAACATAAGTTTGATTATATTTTCGTAGATGGGCAACATTTTAAAGGATATATTCCGCCTGGATATGATGAAGATATTATAGAATACGAATGTGTTCTTAAAGGTGATACTAAATATCTAAATATTGCTGCTGCGTCAATATTGGCAAAAGATTATCACACAAATCTAATAAAAGAATTAATCATTAATAATCCGAATCTTTCATTATATGAAATTGATAAAAATAAAGGTTATGGTACAAAAAAACACCACGAGGCTTTAATAAAATATGGTATAACAGAATATCATAGAAAAACATTTGGTATATGCAAACAATTATCATAAATTATTTTGGATTTTCATAACAATCTAAATGACTCCATGATACATTACATGCTTTTGCATATTCACATTTTAATTTATCATTATTTCTTACATCATATTCAAGAGAATTTAATACATTAGGGTAAACTTCGCTACATATAAGAGGTTTTTTATCAGTATAATTAAACTTATTTCCTGCATATAATGAGTTATTTTTCAATAATGTTCTATCTATTTTGACTTCAACCCCTTCCTCGACAATTAAATTATGTTCTTCGGGATCATATAAACCAGTAATTTCTGCATATTTTCGAAGAGCTTTTGAAGAAGGATTATTATTATATTCATAATCTTGCGTTTCATTATTTAAAGAACTATTTGTAAATAAATACATTACATCATTATTATCTACTGTGTCTGCAGCAAAAGTATCAGTTTTTTTATGGATAGCATTATTATAAGATGTTGAAGAATGTAATTGGTTTTGATATATTTCATTTTTCATATTTTTAATTTGATTTATTTTGTCACCATAAATATTTCCATCTGGAACACATTTATACGATAAATCGTTTTTTGATATTGTCGAAGCATAATCAGTGCCTTTTATTTTTTCAATTATATCGTTGGTTGCCACAGACTTCTTTAATTTCCAAAAGTCCGGACAAACAGACGATGTTACACTTATACCAATTTGTCTTGGTTGAAGAGCATAAATAGAGTATACGAGATATATTATAATAAATATTGCTCCTACAACATAAGTTATAACAGCAGGTAAAAATGTATTATATATATATGTTTTTCCCCAATATGTAAAAAATATTATACATAACAATATGATAGCAGATAAACCATAAACAAGACATACCATCCATGTTCCTCTATACATATCTGTTTTATCTTCTTTGAATAAATCTAGTTCTTTCTTTGTTGGTATAAAAGGTAACCCTGTTACAGTATCTAATTCCAAATCATCTGGGTTATAAGACCAAGCAGCATCTCTATAACTAGACATATTATTCTATACTTCTATAATATTATATTATTTAAAGATCATAATAAGTATCAATTAGCATTTTTTCTTACGATTAATGAAATTTAGTTATTTCGAGAGACCGCATACCTTTATTTGATGGTAATATTGACCTTTCAAGGGGAACAGGCATAGTACTTATATCTTTAATATACTGACGAGATTGTTTAATATTAGTTATAATATGTGGTACAGCCCAAATTATAACTCTTGTGTTTAAATCAAGAACTTGATTATTAATATTTTCTGGAAGATTTTTTCCATGTTGAAAATAAATAGATCTCATAATTATTTTTAATTCATCGTCACTTTGTCTATTTATATTAATATCCCCACTTGTTTCATTTAATATTTTATTTCTTATCCCAGATTGTAATAGGTTTATATTTGCCATAGAGAAAAAAACTTTCGATACTCCTGTGCAATTCATATTGCGAGATATTATGTTAGTTTGATATTCCGTTGCTTCTATAATAGACTTTTTGAGTTTATAATCTTCTACTTTTGATATAGCATTTACTCGTCCATTTATTGAATTATTATTTTGAAATGAAACATCTTCGTCTAATTCTAAATATTCCATTCTTCTTTAATATATATATTTATTTTCATTTTATATAGTAGTATATAAACATATGACAGATTGTAAGGATATAAAATATTGTTCTGAATCTTTATTGAAAAAATATAAGATTCTAAAAAATTCAACAAATGATAAAGAAAAGAGAATAGTAAATATAATAAGTTTATTTATAGATAAATTGATATTTAATATATCTGCATTAATATCATTAATATGTTTGAAAATTGGAATTGAAAAACTAAATAACAATGATATTGTTAATATGGCAGAATTATTAAATAAACGTTTAACTGTTCCTTTAAAAAGTAAAAAACTTGGTTATAAAGGAGGTGCTTTTAATACAGCAGCATTTTATGGGGTTCATGAACCGGCATATTCAGTAGATAATTTAACAAAAGATGTAATGCAAATGGATATTGACGCCGGAATAGCAAGACCTGCACTTGGAAGTACATATGATTTAATAGGAGGCAATTGTAATAGTTGTAGTAACGGTGGTTCAATATCTAAATTCACTGGGTGTAAGAAGGTTTCGCTTATAGTTAAACGCAAAATATCAAAGATCTTCAAATATTTCAAAGTTAGAATAGATAAAGAAGCATTGGAAGGACTAATATCTTTATTTAATAAAATATTAGAAGATTTATTTATTAAATTAGAAAATATCAAAGGTGATATAACAGAGGAAAAGGTTAAAGTAATAGTATTAAAATACAAGTTTATGAATAATTGAAAAAAAATGATATATAAATACATAAACATATATATATTTAAGAAATGCCTATTATAACATTAGATGGAAATATAGGTTGTTATAAAACAAGTATTCTGAATTACTTTCATAGATATTATAAAACATCTATTGATATCGAACCTGTAGATAATTGGAATGAATATTTAAAAGACATTTATAATAGCAATAAAAGCAGTTACGACTTTCAACTTAAAGTATGGTTAGATAGATGTTGGATACAGGAAAAGTCTAATTCTATTATTTTAATGGAAAGAAGTCCGCATTTTATTAAAAATGTTTTTGTGAAAAAAGCTCACGAAGATAATACAATTAATAATGAAGAGTATGATAATTTATTACATTTTCATAAAACAACTGATGAATTATGGAAACCTTCTGGTATTATATATCTTCGCTCTAATCCGAATATGTGTTTAAAAAGAATTAATAAGCGCGGTAGAGAATCTGAAAAAAATATTAAAATAGAATATATTAAAAGAATTCATGAATTGCATGAAAAAACTTATACCGATTTAATAAATGAAAAAAAAAATATAATTGTTATTGATATTGAAAATAAAAGTATTTTAGATATATGTAGCGAAATAGTTTCAAGTGATATTTATTCGCATATAATTTCCCAAAACATTTAATAAGTATTACATCTATGAATAGGTGCTCTTGTGCCTAAGAAGCATGAATAATACAACCTTTCATAATTTTGATATTCAATAGTCGGTGAAGATGTATGAATAAGTTTTCTATTATTAAATATCAATAAATCATTTTTTTCCCATTTTATTTTAACAATATTATTTTCATTTAGAATATATTTATACATTATTTCTCTGTATAAATCGCAGCTATTTTCGTGTGAAAGTTTATCAAACTTTGTAAAACGAAAAGGTGATAACATTAAACATTTTCTCTTTTTTGAAGAATCACTATATACAACAAGAGATTCTCGGTTAAGAATACTACTTCCTCTTTTATCAAAAAAATAATCATCTTTTTTAAGAGGGTTATACCCTGTATAATCAAAATATGAATTCATAATTCCATCATTTGCATTTGTATAAATAACATTAAAGTCTTTAATTGAATGTTTTAAGTAATGATCAAGATTATCATATGCATCTTCCATGCTTGCGAATAGAGTTTCTCCGCCAATAGGAGGTGTTTTAATCATGTACATACTTGACACAACTGGTACTATATGCGTACCATGTCCAACAATATCTTGATGCCATACATGAGTATTTTTAAAAGGATCGCTATACTTCAATGTAACATCTTTAATACCGTGCATATCTTTAATATAACAATTTCCACGTAAAGCTATTTGAGGTGTCGTGTCAATCCTTGCATAATCAAAGGGATGAATTATATCATCGGTATGTTTATCATCAAATATTTTACAAAACTCAAAATATTCTTCTGGAACAACATTTTGCTTTTTGAACATAATAAGTGGTACTGCTTTAAATAATTTTGTTAAATCTGCTTTTTCATTATCTGTAATTTTTTTAATATTTATATTAGAAACAATTGCAATGTTCTTTTTAAATGTTGGAAATGATATCTGATAAGAGTTTGATAACATTATAAGGGTTGATAACATAATAGTTGTTTTTATTAAATAATAAAGCATTTTGTTCTAATAATATTTATTATAGAAAACAATCAATTTTTATTAGTTTTAAAAATCTTTTAATGTTTTAATAGAACTTAATAAATTATTTTTATTAGTACCTGTAAAAGACAAAACTTCTACATTATTTTTAAAAAATTTAAAATGCGGAATTGACTGTATATTATAATTATCATATATTTCAGAACCATTTTCAATATCTACTTTTATAAATATTATATCATTTATTTCATCTGCCATTTTTTTAATATCAGGATATATATCATTTGATGGTTTGCAAAAGTTTGCTGAGAAAACTATAATAACCATATTATTATTTTTAATAATATTATGATAATCTATTAAGTTTGTTGTAATTAATACAGTCATTTCTATTTATCTAATAATCAATTTATTTCATAATATTAACCGCAAAAATTAAAAATATATAAAAAATGATTAATATAAGTATAAAAAGGTTATACCTTATAATAGTATAATGCCTCCTAAATCAATGAATGACAATGTTGAAGAAAAATATAAAAAATATGAACTTTTAGAACATATTCTTGCTTTACCCGATACATATATTGGTTCTATTGAACCACAGAAAATAAATAGTTATGTATTCGATGAAGCATCTAATAAAATGGTAATTAATGAAATTGTGTATAATCCCGGACTACTTAAAATTTTTGACGAAGTTATCGTTAATGCTATAGACCAATCTATGAGATTAAAGGCAGAAGTTTTAAAAGGTAAAGAAGATATACGTCATGTTAAAAATATCAAAGTTTCTATTGATAAAAAAACAGGAACAATAACAGTTTATAATGACGGAAA